ATGAGTGAGCTTCATTATTATGAGGTTAAAACTTTCTGTCCAGCATCCCATCTAGAAGCTCGCATAACCCTAGTAAACCAGAAACTTTTAACTGGCAACGTTGTAAACGGAAAACCAGTAGAATGCAGTCTATCATACATGTGTAAACACAAAGACAGCCCGCTATGCTACCTCAAAAGCCTAAGGATAGAAGCCAGAGGAAAACGCATATCTTGAAGGTTCTGTGGAAAGGTTTATAAAGGTTTAAGTGTTTAACTGTTTAGGTGTTAAATATGGGAAAGAAGGTGCAAGTAACAGCCATGATTGAAGTTGAAACATACCAAAAACTAGCCGACCTAAGCCGACAAAAAGGCAAAAGCATAAGTAGCCTAGTAAGAGAAGCAATAGCCAAAACATACTTTGAAGAGGGGGCAAAAACATGAGCGAAATTAAAAAAGTCCCAATAGACAAAATCAAAACCAACAACTTCCGTGTCAGAACAACCTTTGACGAAGAAAAACTCCAAACGTTAACAGAAAGCATCAAAAAACGAGGCATACTCTACCCACTAGTAGTCAAACCATTAGGAGACGGAACATACAAACTAATAACTGGAGAACGCCGACTCCTAGCCGCAAAAAGAGCGGGACTAACAGAAGTTCCAATTATAGAAAGAAAAGAAATCAGCAAAGACTACGAAATAATTGAAATGGGAATAGAAAACCTACAACGAGAAGACCTAAGCTACTACGAACGTGGAAGATGGGTCGCAAAGATGAGGGAGTTAGGATGGACAGTATCAGCCTTAGCCGAAGAAACGGGAATCCCAAGAAAGACACTCGACGATTGGCTGGGTTTCTATGAAGAATCTGAAAGGATAAAGAAGGTGGCGATTATCGCCACCCCTGAGAAATTGCCTTTAGCTGGGCTATTGGAAGTTAAACGTGCTCCAATTCCAGAGGAGAAGAAGACTGAACTTGCAGTTGAAGCCTCTAAAATGCCCGAACCTCCAAGCGTTATGGAGATTCAACGTGCAACCCGATTGATTGAACAAGAGCCAACGTTACCAGCTAGGGAAGCCCTTGAGAGAGCTAGAGGAATAACAGTTCTAGTTCCTATTCCAGTTGACTTGATGCCAAAGCTTAAAGCCCAAGCAGACGAGTGGGGCGTAAGCATCCAAGAAGCCATAATACAGATTCTGAGGGATTACCTTGAGTGAACTTATCTTTCCACAAGCAGTCATCCCAACCACCAGCCTTTTTCTGATTGAAGAGCTTGTCGGCGACAAACTAGACCCATACATATATGAACTGAAAGCAGTTTCAGCAACAGAAAGCAAAAAACCCAGAGAAGAAATGCCATACAAATGGGCACTCGTAAAAGTATACCAAACCCCCTTCATGTTCATAAACTACTCCTACAAGAAAACCCAGACAGAACATTTCAGCATCCCCTTAGCTGTTGAGTTAGCCAGAAAATACGACATAAACGAATGCTGGATTAAAACATTAACCCTACACATCACAGACCGAAAATACGGCAACAACCTATACACATTCAAAAACAGACCCATAACAAAAGGAAGCGATGCTGAAAAATTCATTTTCAACTACTATAAAAAGCGAAGACTAACTGGCTGGATAAAAAACATACCTAGAAGACACCTTCCACTAGAATCAGCCAGCGTATACCCAAGAAAAACAGCCAGCCTAGACTGGAAAATAATACATGACACCCACTTTATAGCATGGCTCAACAGAGCCACAAACGGCTTAGTCCTAATGAAAGAGGTTAAAAGAACAGTAGACGACAAACTCCTAGACCTAAGAATAAGACAAATCTAACGGAGAGACACAACACACATCATGACAGAACAGCCAGAACAGCTTAAAGAAAAACTTTCCAGAGTTGAAACTGGAATACGCTATATTCTAGCCCACTACCCAGAAGCCCGCAACAACGACAAACTCCTAATGCTCCTATTCTGGGAAATATTCGACAAAATCAACATACCAAAAGAATTCAGACGAGCCTTCCTATACAGAGCAACACCACCAGAAACAATTAGAAGGGCAAGACAAAAGATTCAGAGTCAACATGAGTATTTACCAAGTGAAGATGTTTTAAGAAAGAGGAGAAGACTACAAGATATGTATAGAGAGGTGGCAAAAGATTGGAAACAGAAAACATTACTCTAAGAGTTAGACACAAGTGGACTAATGATGAGCTTGCTCTTTTAAAGAAACTATGGGAAAGAAACTACAAGCTATCGAAATATGAAATGGCTTTACTTAAAGAAATCCGTATGTTGAATCAGCGAGGGAACCCCCCAGCAGAAAACCCTCTTCTAGGTGAAACATTCACGTTTAGAGGATTATGCCCCTATGATGTTTTACACGTGTACAACAGTAGGTGGAACAAGATACCTGAAAGAGTGGATGCAAGCCATAAAAAAGCTTAACCCCCACAAAATAGTGATAGCAAGAGACGTTTCAAGAAGCGAAACCATAAACGTAAACGTAGAGGTTCTAGAATATGATACTAGAACACCTTGGCAAAACTATGAAAGCAGACATGCAAGATGGGAAAGCGACGTAAGCATACTTGAAGGGATAAAAATTCTGGTGAAACACTTTCTAGCGTACAATCTAACACACTTCATACACGTCGACAGCGACATAATACTAAGCGACATAGCAGTATACAAGATTAGACAGAAAGAATGGGACTACCTCCAGATAGGTATACCAGTCATACCAAGAGAGCTTCCGCCAACAGAAGACTGGAGAAAACACATAAGAACATTCTTTGAAAGCACAAACTTCGGATTAAGCAGAAGACTAGCCGAGAAAATAGTTGACCAACTAGCCGAAAAAATAGTGAACCCATACCCAGTCGACATAAACATACACAAGATAATAAAAGAAAACTACCGCACACTACGGAATCCAATACACCACAGCATATATAACGTAAACATAGTGCACTACATAAGAGGAGAGCGGGTGATGAGATGACAGTATACACAAGCTGGGACGGACTTAAATGGTTCCAGAACATCAGGGGAATAATGCCAAGGGAGAAAAACCTGCTCAAGACTCTGCAGTCCTTGGCGACAAAGGATACGGTATTCGCAGACATCGGGGCGCACGTAGGATTCTACACGGTAAGGCTGGCTAAAACATGCAAGCACGTCCACGCCATAGAACCGAATCCAGAATCAATCAAAGTACTGGAGCAAAACCTGAGACTCAACAACATAAACAATGTAACCGTACACCCGTACGCAGTAGGAGCCACCCCATCAACCTCAACATTGTACATGGATGACACGAACACAACACTATACCCAAGACATGGAAGAAAAACCGTAACAGTACAAGTTAAAACATTAGACACCCTAATAGAAGAATGCCACCTCGCAAAAATCGACATAGAAGGATACGAAGAACAGGCACTCCAAGGAGCCAAACGCCTAATTACACATGTAAAACCAATATGGGCTATAGAACACCACGACCAAGGACTAGGACAACAATATTACCCCGAAACAAGAGAAGCATCAGCAAGGATAAGAGACATGCTAAAAGAATACTATAAAATCACATTCGACGAAGGCAGAGCAGTATACATACATAAGACAAAACTTAAAGAGGTTCCAGAGCATGCGTTAAGAAGGCTGATAACCTTAGCCGTAGCAAACAAAATACTGACCAATATACACATGTACAGACCATGGTACCATGGACTACCATACACATGGTGGTATGGAATGACTGCACTAGACACCATAGAGGAAGTGTACGAGCGTGCACTAGAGGAACAGGAGTGGCTGAAGATAAGTGAGTAACGAATAGAAGGCTTACAACATGTCCTACTCTGAGCAAACCCTCTTCTAGGTGATTACACATGTATGTAAACACAAGACTAAACAAAAAAGATGCAAAGAAATACCGTCAAATCGCAAGGGAACTAGGCATCTCAGATTATAAACTGTTAACAAGCCTTGTCAAACTACTGCTTCAAAACCCTGAAAAAGTGATTTCACAGCTTAAGCCTATTCTGTCCGCCTCAAAAGAACAGCAACACCCTCATTCAAAGTCTTCAACTCTCTGCCGAAAAGCTCCAAAGTCTTCTGCACATTCGCCAACTGATTGTTAATCCCCTCTAAACATTTAGCAACACCCATATTCTGTTCAGCCAACAAAGTGATAAGCAAAATGTTCAAATCATCCTTACTCAGCTTTTTCTCTCCAATAAGCCCCAAAACTTTATCCGCCACAGTAGGAGCGAAAGCCCTAATCGCATCAGCAACCCATTTGCTCGCCATGCCAACCACATGCTTCTCTTACATATGTAAATTTTTAAACATTGCGGTAACATTCCTCTATCCGCAATACTTATATACTTCTTTACGTCTATATTACCATAGGTGAGCCAAAATGCAATGTCAAAAATGCGGAACAACCAAACCCCCACTATACTACCACATCATAAACTACCAAACAATGGAATACATCCGCCTATGCAAGTCATGCCACAACGAAGAACACGGACTAGGCTTAAAACTAATTGAAATATTCGAGGAACACACCCCAATAGTCAAAGGTGGAAGCCAATACGGAAGATACAAAGCCGACTTCATAATAGAGAAAAAACCAAACCCGCCAAAAATAACAGTAAAAGACCTAACAGACTACCTGCAAAGACTCAAGCAAAGATACCCAAACGAAGGCTTCTACCTACGCAAAATAACATGGAAAAACAAAACCCTACACGTCCTAGCAAAACGCAAAAACCACCACGTCCAAGGAAGAATACCCCTATACTTCGACCTAGAAAACCAAAAATTCTACATAGACCAAAGAGACCTAGAAAAAAACGAAAGACTAGCAAACTACATGATCATGGTAACCCTTGGCTCACTCGGAATAAGCCAATCCAAATACGCAAACGGCATAAGAAGGGAATGATTATGCAAGCCAGAACTCATATGTATGCTGACACTAAAACATGGAATCCATTTGTCGGCTGTTATCATGGGTGCATCTACTGTAAGGTTTCTTTTCAGAGACAACTTAAGAGGTGGGCAAAGAAAAACTGCACAGAATGTTACAACTACACTCCACACGTTCACCCAGAAAGGCTTAGGCACATCCCAAGTTCCAAAATAGTCTTCGTATGTGGAGACGGAGACATAGCCTTCTGTTCTATAACCTATCTGCTTAGAATCATTAAGCAAATCTCAGAACATGAGAAACGTTGCCCCAACAAAACATACTACTTTCAAAGCAAAAACTGGGAAGCCTTAACTGTCAATAGACCTTTTAGCATTCCCGAAATAATAATGAACAATGTTAAAAACGCCGTAATCTTAGAAACTCTGGAAACAAACAGGGACTGGGGCTACCGAAAAATATCATACGCTCCTCTACCGACACAAAGACACAAAGTTTTTAGAGAAATAATTTTCCCACATAAAGTGATAACCATAGAACCAATATTAGACTTCGACTTAAACCCATTCTTCAGAATGATAACTGACGCAGAGCCAGAATACGTGTGGATAGGCTACAACTCTAAGCCAAACCTAATACAACTCCCAGAACCCAGCCTAGAACAAACAGCCACTCTAATAAAGCTCTTAAAAGCAAGCGGAATACAGGTAAAAGGAAAAAACCTGAGAGGGATAAACATTGAGCAAGTATAGGAGTGGCTACTTGATAGAACTCAAAGCTAAAGACGAACTTCTAAAACAAGGAGCCGCCATAGTTGTCCGCTCCGCAAGAAGCCTTACACCAGCCGACTTAATCGCCATCTTTCCAGACCGCAAAGAAATCTGGCTAATCCAATGCAAAAAGGAGCAAGCACCAAAAGACACATCAAAACTGGCGGAACGCTTCAAAGACCTCAAAAACCTAGCTGGAACCTACACATGCAAAACATATGTCTACATGAAAAAAGACAGAAAATACAACTTCCTAGAGGTTTAAACCCATGAAAAAAGAATCTAAACCCTTCATAATCTTCATCTTAACCATAAACTTTGTAATCCCAGCAATCCTTGCAACTCTGCCAACACCTACACCTGTCAACATATGGTTCTTCTACTTCTTCTGCATAAACCCCTTTGGAATCCTCTACATAGTGCCCCTCATCACAGCGGCATACTGGCTGACAATGAAAATTAAAAACGCTAGAAGCCTAAAACGCTAAACCGCTACCCGCCCTGTACTTAGCCATAACCCTTTTACTTGCACTTTCAAGCTTGAAGGTTCTAACAAAGTCTTCAACCAAATCTTCTGTAACCTTCTTCAACGCATCCTCAACCAAGTTAGGCTTAAGAAAACGCATAACCTCAAACAAAACATCGTAAAGGTCATCTCTAACCTGCTCCTCACTTATTCTGCCATTGCTGTACAAGTCGTAAAGGTAACTGATTGTAGACGCTACGTTAATGCGGCTATTCGTGTCTTCAATGCCTGCAATCAACACTCTAATTTTAGATTGAAGACTCATTTACACCCCGAACTCCTCTAAAACCTTTATGACAGCACGCATTAAAAGGTCTTCCTTTTTAACGCCGCTCTTCTGCTCACACTTCTCAAGCAACTCATAAACTCTGCTTGGAACAACAACTTCAAGTTTGCGAACCGCCAACTCCGCCGCCCTCAGCTACAATATCATCCTTCTCTTCAGCTAAAAGCTTTTCCAACTCTTCCTGCTCATTAGCAACTTCCCTAGCCTCTTCAGCCTTAATTTGGTCAGCTAATTCAACCAAACCCTCAGTTATTTCATCAAGAACTTCAACCTTCAACCCATACGCATTAATAAAATACAGCTTAGTTGCCCTAATATACTGGTCATACAAGCTCTTGTCAACCTCATAAAGCCGCCACCAAAGCTTCCTGCCAAAACTGTAGTAATCCATCCTTCCCGCCCCACCTATGCCATGCTTGTCAATGACAGCCGCCACAACATCATTTATACGTGTCGCCAGCTTAACAACCCTTCCAAGCCTCCGCTTTGTAAGATTAGCCACATCCCTATACCTCATACCCACAACTTCAGGATTATGCTTCTGCCGCCACTTCTCAAGAATCTCTCTAGGAGTACGCTTCAAAGGCATAGTCTCACAACATAGTGTAAAACCAACCGAAATATAACAGTATCGTTCGCAGTAATTTACACATGTAAACAAACAAGAAGACAAGATACCCGTCAAACACTAACACAACCAGAACAAGAAGCAATTTTAGAGGCTATCTCGGAAATATAAGACCGAAGCATTGCCGAATCACCGAAAGCGGCAAGAAAAAAGCTTAAATACCTTAAACAAATTATAAAAACAACGAAAAACAAAAAGGTGGAATTAAGAAATGCCATTGTATAGAACTGGACTTGACATGTTCAGCAAATACCAGAAGAAATACAATCCAACAGTAGTCAGCACCAGATTCACAGACGTACAGGAAGTAGCGTTTGCGAGAGCACAGGCAGGGCTACACTCTGTCTCAGTCATCAGAGAAATGATACGGGACGTGCTTGACACTTCGGGTATTGCAGGCGGTGACCGAGCAACCTACCTCGCTTTCGCCCTGAAACTGTGGAGACACGTTTCAAGGCAAGGCGGAGCCAACAAGGAGAAAATCAAAGACGGTCTAGTGGCTTACTTCAAGACTGCCTATGGATTAAACGAAACCATTCTCTCCGCAATTGGAGACGCCATCATAGTTGCTGTAATTCCAACACCATAGCATAAGAGTTAAAACCTAAATCCCCCCCTTATTTTTTATACAGCCCAAAATTCAGGCTAGAGGGGACTCTCTAAACAGATGATGACTAAACCCGTCTTCTACGTTTACCCGCTAACAAAAACCGTAAGCTTCAGAGTTATAGCTGAAAAACATGTTAGACTATTAAAACAATACTTCAGAGTTGAACCTATAGATGAAAACGCTTTCCCAACAGCCGTGCCAGTAGCCAGCCTAGTCTATGAATCGCCAATTCTTGTACAGCCATACTTCTATAACCTTCAAAGATACGAAAAACACTTGACAACCTCAGTTGAAAACATAAGGGGCATAATAGGCGTAGACGTGGCAGACAGCGACCACATAACCGAATACGGCGTTAAACTAGCCGAATACGCTACAGCCCTAATAGTGCCGTCAAACTTCAGCAGAAACTCATTCCTGAACTCAGGCGTAAAGAAGCCTGTACACGTAGTTCCACATGGAATAGACGACTCCTACTTTGACACTCCAAAACAAAAACCAAACACTTTCAAGCCTTTAGCAGAACTGAAACAGAAAAACAACCTAACCCTGATACAATGCTGGATTCTACATTCACCCTACAGGAAAGGCTTAGACCTGCTGGCAAAATACCATGAAGAACTCCTGAAAGAAACCGAAAACATACTGCTGATAATCAGAACATCAAAAGGCGTAATGTGGTTCACTAAGCCGATTAAAAATCCAGAGGAACCTCTTGAACGGCAAATGGACGGCTGTATCCCAGTCGGATGGCTAACCGAAACGCAAAAGCTAGAACTAAACGACCTATGCGACATCTACTTTCTAAGTAGCAGAGGCGGAGCCTTTGAGCATCCAGCCTTAGAAGCAATGGCGAGAGGCGAAATAACTTTAGGCGCACAGGGCGGAGCATGGCAAGACTTCCTGCCTGAATGGGCTTTAATCCCATCCCAAAAAAGCGACCAAATACTTTTAGGCAACCCGATACACGACGGATGCGGAGTTGAACTGTTAATAGACAAGGCAGTAGACAAAACATTGCAAATAATAAACAACCTAGACGAATACAGAGCTAAAACAGCAGAGCACGTCAACACAGTTGTAAAAGAACAGTTCACATGGAGCAAAATAGGGAAACGGCTAAGAGACGTGGTTAAAAACTACCTCTAAACGGCAAGCTATGATTTAAGGGTTGATGTAAGGGGTAAGGCTTAAATGAAGCGGCTTAACAAAACTTAGACTAGAGGCTGAAAACATGGGTGAAAAACAAATAGAAAACACCTATAAACCAATGCAACCGCCAACCGTAACCACGCCGCCAATATCCGAAGAAGTTAGAGATGAACTAACAGCCATCATGCAGGAGCTTCTGCTTAAAACCCACGAACTCAGCTTTGAATACTCAACAATGGACTGTCCAGACATACAGAAATGTCCACTAGCTCAGAAAAGCAGAGAACTCTTCAAAGTAGTTAAAGACCTCAACAAGCTTGTTAGACAAGTGGCGCCGCCAACAACTAAACCTACATATGTAAAGTAGGAAGGATGAGGATAAAATGGAAACACCCCCAATCCAGATTCCCCCTTTTTCAGTTGAAATAGACGGCTACCAAGTAGACATCCTAGAAGTAGTTAAAACCCAGCTAGTTTCAGGCGACAAATGGTACCACGTAGTTGTTCAAGTAAACTATAAAGGAATAAAAAGCAGACGCTACACCCTAGACGTTAAAAATGAACAAGACCTAATCAACAAACTCAAAGTAGAACTTACAAAAATCAGATTCATAGACTACGCATATGGAACAACCGAACTTAAGAGGCTGATAACATGAACGAAGAAGAACAACTCCTGCTAGACTTCAGCCCAGAAGAACTAAAACAAGCAAGCAAACTGTTGACAGACGCACTAGCCAACACACTACGCCAACCATCCCCTGAACTTTTCGTTGTTACATGTGTAAGCGGATGCCAAATCGTTAGAGAAGACCAAATAACCCAAGTGATAAGCCTAGACATAATTGCCTCAGCAAGCGCAGGCGTTCTAGACCCTCTTGGTCAACTAAGAGACTGGTTCATAAGCGTGTTTAACTCTGTCTCCTCATGGATTGTCTCTGGAATACAGACGTTCATACAAGACATTATTGTGCCTGCAATAAAAGCTGTAAGCGACTTCCTGAGTGGGACAGTACTTCCTGCCATAAAGGGAGTTGTAACATCCATAGGAAGCGCCATCACCGATGCGATAAAAAGCATAACCTCAACAATCTCAAAATTCATTTCAGACGCAGTATCCACAATTTCAAAGGGGATAACAAGCGTTCTATCTACGCTTTCAAACGCCATAACTGGAGCGATAAAAGCCATCACAGACGCTTTAAGCTCCGTTGGAAAGTCGATTCTTGACTCGATAAGTGGAATAATAAAGACAGTTTCAGACATCCTCAGCATCATAGGCAAGACGATAACCGACTTCATAGCTGGCTCCATCAAAACACTAACAGACATTATTGGAACAGTTGCAAAGAAAATTACAGATGCAATTTCAGGAATCGTGTCAACGTTAACCAATATTATAAGCGGAGCCATATCCACAATATCAAACGTCATAAGTGGCATTTTGTCTGCAATATCAACTGCTATTTCAGGAGCTATAGCGACAATTTCCAACGCATTAACTTCAGTCGCCACATCAATAATGAACGCTATTTCAGGAGTCATATCAACAATTTCCAACGCAATAGCAGGATTTGCAACCACCATAATGAACACAATAACAAACGCAATCTCCACTCTCTCAAACATATTCAGCGGAATAGCATCCTCAATAATGAACGCCTTAACAGGCATGATTAATACAATTTCCGCAACACTAAGCGGAATAGCTAAAACAATCATAGACGCATTTGGAGCAATAGGCAAAACAATACTTGACGCTATATCAAGCTTCATAAAAGCCGTATCAGACACGCTTGGAACAGTAGCTAAAACAATCATGGACGGTTTAGCAGGCATAGGAAAAGGCATAACAGACCTCTGGAACTTCCTAGTAGGCGCATTCCAAGACGTAGCCGCCAAAGTCGGCGCAGGCTTCCAAGTAATAGGCAACGCATTAATGGGCTTCATCAACGGCATAATCCAAGCGGGACAATGGATTGTAAACGCAATACAAAACCTAGGTGCAGTAATATGGCAAGCCCTTCCAGACTGGCTGAAAGGTGGACTAACAGCAATAGGCAACTTTTTCAGCGCAATTGTAGACGGAGTTAAAGCTTTAATAGCAGACCCAGTAGGCTGGTTCAGTAAAAACATAGTTCAGCCCATAATGGGCGGATTAAACTGGCTTTGGAACGCTCTTCAAGGAGTCTGGAACTGGATAACCTCAGCAATAACAAAGTTTGGAGAATGGCTTTGGAACGGAATACTTGCACTAGGTCAAGGTCTGGTTTCGCTACTGTCAGCAAGCTTTAAAGGATTAATAGACATCGGTGGAAAACTGATAGGCGGAATACGTGACATCCTAATTGCGCCAATACTAGACCTTTTCAAAGCAGTATTCACAGGACTTAAAGACTATGTAACAGGCATGGTTCAAAGGATAGCGGCTGGAAAAAGCCAAGGTGAAATGGCTGAAGCCCTAGGGCTGTTCGGCGTAATTGTTTCAACACAGTTCACCTTCAGAATGATTAGCCAAGCATTATTCTGGATTGGCGAAATGACTAGCGACTGGAAGCTTCTGCCCAACGTAGCCATAAAGATTCTAGGGGCTGGCGGAGAAACAACCGTAGAGATACCTTTAAAATTCGGCAACGTAATAAAGCATCTGGCAAGCGAGTTCAGACAGTACCCAGACGAACTCATGAGAGGATTCTTCTACGGAATAGCCATATGGATAACACAGCCAATAGTCCGATGCATAAACAGCCTGTTCAGAAACACCATGCCCATTGAACTGCCAACAGTAGAAGTCCTAGTGGAAGCAACAAGGAGAACCTTGCCCCATGAAAAGTTTAAAGAGATGATTGGAAAAGCAAGATACTTCATGAGTTTATACGGCTACTCAGACTACGTAATAGACCTATACTTCAAAACAGCTAAAGAATTCAACATAAAAGTAACCGACAGGTTCGGAACCGAACGGGCAATACCCCTGTCCCTAATGTACCAGCTACCTTCAAGCTCAGACGTTGCAACAATGATGGTTAGAGACATATTCGCCTCAATAGAAGACTTCCAAAAGCTATACCTAGCCACAGGAATGGAAAAAGACGTAGGTGCACTATACTACTTCCTAAGATTCCGCTATCCACCACCAGAACGCCTATGGCAATTCACAGTCAGAGGCATAAGCGGACTACTATGGACAACGCTTTCAGACGCAGAAAGGGCAGACGTGGAAAAGGAAGTAAAATCAATAGGCGCACTAATGCCAGTTGCACCCATAAACATGAACTTCCAAGCCGACAAACTGCTAAACGCATTCAAAACATACATGAAATGGCATGACTACTTCCGAGGATGTGTCCCTGAAGGTGAGTTAATACTTGGTGATAACAAGCCGATAGAAACATATGAGGTAGGCGACCACACGTTATTAGGTGGTACGGTTGAAGCCACTTACAGGAAGTACTATAGAGGAAAAGCAGTAAAAATAAAGGCGCATGATATTTTAGAGCTGAAAGTTACTCCTGAACATGTCATACCTGTTATGAGGTTGGCTAGGAAGTGGATTATAGAAAATGGTAAAGATAACTTCAAACTAGTTCCTGTTAAAATAGTCTATAAACATGCTGATGAAATAGAGCCCGCACCTAAAACTCATCCCCCTCACTACCATGAAGGAGATTACCTGCTTGTACCGATTTTAAGGGGGGATGTTTACACTAGAGAGCTTGACCTAGCTAAATATCTGAAGAAATACACAGATGTTAGAAGACTTACTCTACCTCTAGATGAGGATGTAGCATGGTTTATGGGCTTCTATGTAGCCGAAGGGCACTCACAAGATAAGTACATTAGTGTTAGCCAAAGTGAAGAAAACGAAGAAATAATAAACAAAGTGTGTGCAATAATCAACAAACTTGGCTATAAGTCAGTCGTTTCAAGGCATAGAGGAATAGCTGAAATATACATTAAGTCTCCAATACTTGCAAGAGCATTTATCGATTGGTTTGAGAAAGGTGCGAGAAATAAGAAAATACCTGACTTCATACTACATCACAAAGATAGAAACATAGTAAAAGCGTTCATTAAAGGGTATATTGTTGGAGATGGATGCATCAGTAATAACTCTAATGAAGCATACCTATATACTGTATCTAAAACTTTAGCATTACAGCTACAACTTCTGCTTTTAAGGTTAGGCTACATTGCTGGAGTCAGCTATAGAGAAAAAGCAAATGGATATATGATACGGTATATGGTTCATGACCATAGGAATAAACTGGTTAGAAGGCTAAGTGAATTTATAGACTTCTCAGAAAGCAATCTACCCCTCAAACGAGTAGAGGACTATCTACTAGTTCCAGTATCTGAAGTTGAGTTTGAAGACTATGAAGGCTCCGTGTACGACCTTCAGGTAGAAAACGACCACTTCCTAGTTTCAAATGTGGTGGTTCATAATAGTTGGATTAAAGACTTCCCATCAGACAACCTAATATACATAGACACTTTGGCAGAAGTCCCGACCAAAATAGAGCAAAGATGGATTTGTAAATGGGGCATATATGAACTTCTAAGCGCCAAACAGGTAACCTACCAATCAACAGTTAAAGAGTTCGCAACGAAAATCCTAGAAAACACTCCAGCATCAGAAGTCAAAATGGACTTAACCAACTTCTCAAGAACGATACTTGCAACAGGCTTACATCCAGACTGGGTTCCAATAACAGCCGTAGCCGAAGCCATGAACGCTTTAACAGAAGAACGCACAGCCCTAAGAACAGGCTTCATGGGATTATTCAAAGAAGGATTCTACGACATAAAAGCACTAGAAACAATGCTTGCAGGCTTCATCAAAACAAGCTTCCAAGTAGCCTACTTCGACATAGCACAGATGAAATGGACAACAGGCTGGGTAAACATTCCAGTAATGTACCTACCGCCTGAAAGGAAACTTTTAGAGCTTAGAGCCTTAATGGACAGAAGCCTAGACATCCTAAGAGAAATCCAGAAGGACATAAGCACAGCCTATCAAGAATTCATAATCTGGGACTACAACGAATACAAGTCAAAACTTACACAAGTAATCGAAAGCATAAACGATTTCTACGCCACAGATTATGAAGCCATTACAGGTGTAAAGCTTCCAGACCAGCTTAAACTAAAATTTGTCGAAGACTACTATAAGCCCTACGTTGAAGCCCTCAAAATATGGCGAGACGTATTCACCATACGCAGAATACGCATGTGGACTCAAAGATGGCTAGGCTGGGTAATGTACCGTGTCGCATACGGAGTCGTTGAAAAAGACGACATCAGCAAACTTGTTACATATGTAAAGGAGAAAGGGAAACTCACAGACGGCGAGGAAGAGTTCATCAAACAAGTAATGGAGCTAATGTACGGCATAGCAAGAAGAAGCACAGTAGCCGAATACCTGCCAACACCATCAACTCTAGCAACACTAAGCGAATACATGACATTAGACACAGAGCTTGTTAAGCAAGTCCTTGTTGAAAGAGGACTTGACGAAGCATGGCAGAAAATATGGCTAACTTACATAGCGGTCAGACCAATCAAATCAGACGCTAAAGCCCTACTATCTACATATGTAAGAGGCTTCCGTTACGGTGTAGTCACAAAAGATAAACTTGAAAACTTCATCAAAACTCTACCACAATACGGCTTCACAGAGAAGGAAATCAACTTCATAATTGAAAGCATAAACATAGAAGAGCAAATTCTTGAGGCAAAATCAACCAAAGCAGAATATCTGCCAACACCGTCAACCCTAGCAACCCTAAGCGAATACGTTGCCATCCCAATGGAACTGGTTAAAGAAACATTAAAAGAGAGGGCTGTGCCTGCCGAATGGGCAGACCTGTGGATGCAATACGTAGCTGTTAAACCAATAAAAGCAGACGCAAAAGCTCTGCTATCCACCTACGTAAGAGCTTTTAGATATGGCGCCATAACCAAAGAAACCCTAGACAACTACATTAAAACACTTCCACAGTACGGCTTCACACAGAGAGAGGTAGAATTCATAATCCAGTCGGTTCAACTTGAAGAGCAAATTTTAGACTTCAAAGCGTCAAGGCAAGAGTACATACCTACACCTTCAATGCTGGCTACAATATGCGAAATCATACCTGAAGCCAGAGAATTCTTCGACGACGTGGTTAAAGCAAGAAACATTCCCACAGAATGGCAGAAGGTCTGGGCGAAATACATAGACCTCAAACCAGTCATAGACGAAGTTAAAAAATACGTTTCAAGGGCTGAACAGCTATACGTAAGATTCATGATTACAGAGGAAAACTTCAAAAAAGTGTTGGATGAAGTGAGAGAAACACTCGGCTACACCCAGAAAGAAATAGAGTTCATGCTTCAAACGACAAGACTTGAAAAACACAGAGTAGCATGGACAGAGCTTATAGGCGACGTTGACAGAATGACAATGCTGGCTGAATACAGCCCCAAAGCCAGAGAATTCGCCCTCGGCACAATGTACAAAATGATAGATGCACTTCCAATAGACCAGCCAACCAAAGAAGTTCTTAAGGAAATGTGGACACAATACATACGCATCAAACCAGTAAAAGATGAAGTTGGAAGATACGTGACCGACCTTATAAACGCCTACGTAGCTGGAACAATAGATGCAACAGCCTACGCCAAAGAGCTTGACGCCTTAAGGGAATGGGGCTTAGACGACTACGAAATACAGTTTTACAAGTCAATCGCCACACTTAGAAGGGCGAGAAAGCTTAAGATAGCCCTAGTATATCCAGAATAGCATAGAGGCGCATGAAACATGTCTAAAGAAACTAATATTGAAAAGCTTTTAAAGACAGCTAAAGCCTTAGAACAGAGCATAGCGAAGGAAGTGAAGCCTAAACCAGTTGAAAAGCGTGGAAGATAAACGTTGCAAAGCGCATACGAAGCATACCTAATCAAAAAGAAGTACTATGAAAAGACGCTTACGGCAGACGCTTTATACATGAACTGGATACGGATGCTTGACATCCAACCTCTCTTCGCAAGAATATTCTGGATGGACTTCTCAGTTTTCGACTTATCCCAGCTTGGACTTGGACTACTATACTATCTTCTGCCAATAGACATTCAACCTTTCCTCTTCGACTTCAAATTTGTAATGCCCAGCATGGATGAACTTCTACAAGGCATATGGGCTAAATTTGAACAGATAAAGCTTGAAGACATATATCCAGAACTGGCAAACATGGAAGACTACATTCGGCAAAACTTTCAAGAGGAATTTCAAGAAGACATGATAGAAACGCTTGTGATGAAGGGAATCTACGGAGTAACCCAATACTCAGCAAGCTACTACGACCCATTCGTTGCAAGAGAATACATGAAAAGCGGAACAATTAGGCTTAGGCTACAGAGAACGCCAGATTCAAGCTGGATGTCAACAATGGAATCCGTAAGCCAAGTGCTTGAAATCGTAGGAGCCACAGACGACAATGTTTACAACAGGGTGATGCTACACTATTCAGCGCAAGCCAACGCCTTCATATTAGGCTTAGGAGTTCTAGGCAAAAGCCGACTGTCAACAATGGATGGAGACTACGCAGTAATACCCTTCGCCGACTCAAAAGGCAACATGTACAACGTCAAAATAAGAACACTAGACCAAATGCAGATAGGATTCATACTTGGACTAACCCCATTAGGCTACGGTCTGCTACTGCCTAAAACAACCATATACAAGCTTCCAGAAGGCAAAAAGAACCCGCCTATAATAGACATAGTGCGGAAAAGAATAACAGACATAATTAACAGGCTACCCCTAACAGCAACAGCCTACGCCAACTACAACAAGCCAGAGGAAATGGCAGACGTGCATAAAAGCGAAAGAACAAGCCAATACGACAACCTTCAAACCATAAGAAGACAAGTGGAAGCATGGGTTGAAGCAAAACTACCCCCGCAAGAAGCAAACCCCGTAAAAACAAGACAATACAAAAACGCAATGCTTCAAGCCATAAGCTGGAAAGCTAAACGCCACAAATGGGGCTTCAAAACATTCGAGTTGATGGAAGAACCAAAGTTCAAGGAATGGTGGCTGAACAACTGGCAACGGCAAGGCTTAAACCCAGAAACCCTAAACAAACTATACGATGAAGCTCAAACATGGCTTTCAAGACTAAGAGAAAACAAAACAGCCATAGGCGAAAAAGTAAAACAAACCAGAATCAAACTAGCATTGTACAGGTGATTTGATGAGCCGATGGGGCTTAACATACAAGGGCGTCGAAGTCTTAACTCCTGACGATTGGAACAGCCTAATAGACGCTTTAGAAGAGCTTGACAAGAGGTGTCCCCTTCAAATTAAAGGTGGAACAGCCAAATTCAACGGAGACGGAGAAACCACAACCTTTCAGATACCACATGGAATGACTGAAGAGCCAACATTCGCCTTCATACAGGAATACAGCCAAGACGCTTCAGGAGACAAATGGATAGAGACAGACGAAACAAACATAACAGTACACTTCAAAACTGCTCCGCCAACAGGAACAGAAAACATAATCCTAAAATACATAGCACTAAAATTCTAACACATCAACTTTAAGAATTCACTAGATGAAAGATAGGAACCTTCCAATAACTACTGTGGAAGAATGTCTAGACATTGACAATGAAATAGACTATGCAACTGGAAGAAAGCTGGTTGTTGAGAAGGGTTAGAATATGCCATCATGGCTGGAAGGCTGGGGCTACCGCAAAAGCCACGTGATTAACCCAGCCTCTGGCGCTGGAACAAACTATCAAGTTAGAATTGTAGCTCACTATGGAAGCGGAACCGACAGCGGACCCGACGTTTACCTTAACGGCAGGTGTAGGACGGATTTCGGCGACATACGATTCTGTTACTCTCCTGACACAGAAGTACTCACTGAAAACGGATTTTTGCTTCTTAAGGATATTGTGGAAAAGAAACTTAAGGTTAAAATAGCTTCAATGAACCCTGAAAATGGAAAGTTAAGTTACCATTATCCAACAGATTATGTGAAACTTTATTACAAAGGAAAAATGTTTCATCAAAAAGGAACATGTATTGACCTTTTAGTAACCCCTGAACATCGTATGTTTGTTAGGAAAGCTTGGAATGGAAGAAAAGGGAAGCCTTTCGAATTCATAGAAGCTTGCAAATTACCAAGACATGTTGAATATAAACGAGATGCTGATTGGGACGGGAAGGAAGTTAAAAACTTTTACTTGCCTAGTGTAACTAGAAAATCAAAGTTTGGAAATCCAGTTATTTTAAGGAACATTACTGCTATTCCGATGGATGACTGGCTAAGATTCTTTGGCATTTGGATAGCTGAAGGTCCAACATTTATAGATAGGGGTCGGTATAAAGTTCACATCGCTCAACGAAATAAGGTAAAAAGAAAAACTATTCTCGAGTGGGCACGGCGATGTGGTTTTAATGCAAAAGAAAAGCCTGATGGAATTCTAATTTGGAGCAAACAACTTTATGAATATTTGAAACAATTCGGTCATGCAGAAAACAAGTTTATTCCAAAAGAGTTTAAACAACTTAGCAAGCGACAGTTGAAGATTCTTTTTGAGGCTCTTATGTTTGGCGATGGTTTTAAACGGAAAAGTTCGTGGGTTTATGGAACTGCTTCAAAACAGTTAGCTGACGATGTTCATGAAATAGCTTTAAAATTAGGTTATGTAACAACCATTAAAAAAAGACGAGGAGGAACCATTGCTTTTGGAAAATACAGACGAAAAGGACTTTACGTTCTTTCAATAAGCAAAAACAATGTTACTCCTGCAGTTAACAGCTTCAAAGACAATAGAGAATGGATAGACTATGAGGGCTTTGTATATGACATTACGTTGCCACCATATCATTTACTGTACATAAGGAGAAATGGAAAAGCTTGTTGGTCGAGTAACTGTGGTTCGGATGGTGTTACGCTTCTCAGCTACTGGATTGAGGAGAAAGTGGACGGCGACCATGCAACAATATGGGTTCAAATTACAGACGATTTAAGCACAAACCCGGTTACGATTTACATTTACTATGGAAATCCAAATGCAACTAGGGCTGATGACCCTCAAAATATTGACTTATGGCAGTTGCGTGAACATCAAGCTGACACAACTTATCATCCAGACATACGGTTTTCCAAACCGACAGCATCCGTTATACGCATAGACAGCTATTCGGGTGGAGCAAGTTCATTTGGTCGAGGCTACGTTTTCATAATAATGCCTAAAAGCTACCTTAACGGCAAGAAGGTTCAAGTTCGCTGGAACGTTTACTACTCTTATGCTGACAGCCGAGACCTAGTTCTTGGAAGGGTCATCGTTTTAGACACTGAACTTAACAGGAAGCAAACGCTTGCCATAGGCGACATTGAAAACCTGTTCACTTACATTGAGGCAACACACTATCCGGGGCCACTAGGCGCCCCAGCAGGATGGCTTGGATGGAGGACAGATACATCAGGAGTTTTAGACCTTTCAACATTCACTGAAGACTACGTTACGTTAATGATAAGGCTTCGTGACAGCTGGACTAGTCAAACTGTTGTGGTTGACGTCGACTGGATTAAAATACTAGATGCAAACGGTAATGTTCTTTTGACTTTTGATTTTGACAAAAGCGTTGTTATGGAAGTAACTGGAACATATGAAGATTACGGTTTATACCGTAAATACGTATCACCTGAACCATCACATGGAAGTTGGGGGGCTGAAGAATCATTCGCTTATTACGTGTATGTTTCTGATGCTGGTTCAGGGTTAGACCTTGCATGGCGTGGCGACTCATTTGTTGTTGCCTCTGACTTTGGAACTGGCTTGGAAGCTAGATTGTCGCCACTATTTCTTTCAGCCTCTGATATAGGCTTAACAGTTGAACTTGTAATTGGAAAGTTTTTCTCAGCCCTAGATTCTGCTGTTGGAAGTGAGCTAGCCCCAAGAATACTGTTATCTCTATTAGACCAAGCCACAACCATTGAACAAGTAGTATACATAGCCGCTGGAATCCTGAAAAGAGACTACGGCTACGGAGCAGAACAAGCCTACAAACCCTATGCTGAAAACATGCAATCAGACCAAGCTGTAGGCTCAGAAGTTAGGCTCTCGCCACAGTTCCGCTTCAAATTAGACTCTGCTGTAGGCATAGACCAAACAAGCCGAAAAGACATGAGATACCTGAAAGACTTAGCCTCAACCCTTGAACAAGCCGTAATAGGGCTAAACAGATTTGACACAGCCCTAGCCCAAGAAATACTAACACTAGAAAAAATCCTTAAAGACTTGGCTGTAGGCTCAGAAGTGCGCCTATCCCCAATCCCACTATCCGCATCAGACATAGCATACGCAACTGAACGCTCATGGTTCTACTGGTGGGAAGGATTAAGAACAGACCAAGCCATAGGCACAGACCAAACAGCAGTTAAAAACATGAAGCCCATAATAGACCAAGCCGTAGGCTCAGAAGTAACCAAGTTCGGCAGACTCCTGAAAGACACAGCCACGGCAACAGAAATGATTACATATGTAAACCGAACATTCAGAGACCAAGCCTTTGGAGCAGAACAACGCATCTCACCATCACCCCTGTTCAGGTCTGACGTTGCCTCTGGGCTTGAACGGGCATGGTTCTACTGGTGGGAAGGCAAACGCATAGACCAAGCCGTAGGCACAGAAAAAATGGTTAAAAAGCTGATGAAACAGCTTGACACAGCATCAACCATAGAACAAGCATTTATAGGGTTGAAGAGAGCAGACCAAGCACTAGCCCTTGAAAAAATCATCCACAGAGCATTAACAACGTTAGACCAATCCGTAGGCATGGAAAACAGGCTTTCACCGATACCTATAAAAACGACAGACCTTGCACTAGCCCTTGAAAAAGTCATCCACAGAACATTGGAAACGTTAGACCAATCCATAGGCACGGAAACCTCAAAAGTACAGCTTTACCTTCCGCCACTACCTCAAATAATAAACGCAACAATCACATCATCTACACATCTCGGAGCAGAAGCTAAACTTCTAACCCAGAAACCAGCCGCTCAACTTGCAACAGCATTAAGAGACTTCAGCAGTATCCAGCCAACCCGCACCCTACCCCAACAAATACAAATAACCAAGACAATGCAGACAAGAGGCATAACAGCCTTCGCCAGACTAATCCAGCTAACCTTAGAAGCCACACGGTCAGCCAACATCCAGCAATCCCTCTTCATCAAGAAAACCTTCTCAAACATGCCGTCAGCCAACATTCAAACATTAACAAGAAGCGGAACAGCCTTCGCCGAAACACTCACACAGAACATTAACCTAGAGAAGCTTCTCACAGCAAAGGCAAGCCTCTACAAACAAACATTAACCCAAAACCTGCTACAAGCATTCCACACCCAGCAAACCAGACCTGACACAGGCAAATATGCAAGCCTAACGGAAATCGTAACCTACGCATTCGACCATGCCAAACGCCAAACCTACACCGCTCCACTAATCCTAAGTCAAGCTGGAAAACTATACACAGTTACAGAGGTAAAACTAAGTCCAGAGCAAACCTTCAAAACCATAGAGGCAATGGATAAGGTCACCATTCTTTTGCCGATGCTTGCCTCACACGTCCCAGAACAATACTTGAGGAAAACAATCACGCAACCCATATACTACAGCTACACAGCCTCATCAAGCCCCATAACCAACATCATACGCCAAACAATAACACAAATCCTGCTTTCAGGCGGAGAACACAGAACCAAACAAGCCCTAATAACGCCAGTAACTCTCACTCCAAACTTAATATTGGCTTTAGCGTACAAGCCGCCTAGACCAGCCTTCCAAAGCACCCTGCTAACCCTGCCAATACTGCATGGCTTAGGCTGGATGAAAGAGTACAGAACCTTCATTTACGAAGTAATCTACGAAATATTATGCGGAATATTCTCGCTTCCAGCATACATAACAACAGCCTACAAATACCTAAAACAACTGCAAGACCTAGCCTTAAAATTCAGATACGTAAACATAGGCGACTACATACTGCACACAGACCACAACACCATAGTGGAAGCATGTCAAATATTCCTCAAATTCGCAGAAACCCTTGTAAACGACCTGTTCAAAGGAGACGTTGACCTAACCAGCAAAATAGAGGAAATGCGGACAGCAACCTCAAAACTCCGCAAAGTACTAATATTCGACATAGTAACCGCCAGAGACCACAACCTAACCGTAGAATGCATCAACAAAATAAGAGAATTCATAAAGCTTGTACGCCATAAAATAGGCTTAAACCCTTAGCCACGCCAAAATTTTTATTTACAAACAGCACAATACAACATTAGGAAGGTGAGAGATAAAACATGCAACAAAACATGAAACTTGAACATGGAAAAGGAACCGCTATAACAAAAGTGTACAAATTCCTAGACCCAACAGGCGAAATATACTGGGCAAGCAGGCTTGGAAAATCCATCGAGGAAATTTTAAGGAAATTCAAAGACCGCCTACTTGAAATAAAAGAGGTTAAAGGCAACCTCTTCCTCGCTGAAGGCATAAACTACATTTGGACAGCAATGTGCGGCGGAAGCTTCACACCATTCAACAGCGCTAACGCATACTTGGGAGTTGGAGACGGAACAACCCCAGAATCCTACACCCAAACTGGGCTTCAAGGAACAAACAAGTACTACAAGGGCATGGACACAGGCTACCCAACATACGGCTCAGACCGCAAAGCAACATTTAGAGCAACATTCGGCGGAACAGAAGCAAACTTTGCTTGGAATGAATGGACAGTTGCCAACGGAAACAGCGACGCCGCCATAAACCTTAACCGCAAAGTAGAATCCCTAGGCACAAAAAGCGAAGGCTCAACATGGATTTTGACTGTAGAACTGATAATAGGCTAAGGCGAGCAAGTGATGCCTGAAGACCAGCCAATACAGATGCATTCAGAATCAGGCATAGGAGCAGGAGCATCTGCAACCCTTGGACAGCCAATACAAAAATGCCAAACTGAACTCAAAGGCTTAACACTAAAAATAAACCTTAAACTCAAAAACCAACAAGAAAAAGTCGTAAAAGAAGTTGAAACGCCAGCAAACAGTTTCGTACTTAACTTCATGAAAATGCTGTACGCAGTACTTCAAGCCAAATCATACGAAGGCTTTAGATGCGCCAGAATAAGGCAGGAAGTACAGTACACAGTCGAATATAAAGTCACCAGCTATTACCGTGAGCTAGCAGGAATTCAAGCATGGTCGCCTAAAGAAGACGCTACACACGGCATAATCATAGGGACAGGGACGAAAGAAGTAACAGCATACGACACATGGCTTGAAGCCCAAATCCAAAACGGCATGGAAACTGGACAGATGATATACCTCTTCAGCGAAGTAACAGAAACAGAAACAGTAGGCAATGAAGCCCACATTTACCTCAAAAGAAGCTTCATAAACCACAGCGGAGAAAGCATAACCGTTAAAGAAATAGGAGTCGCAGTCTGGAACGTAAGCCCAAGCTCAAACAAGCTGATAATAAGAGACCTAATCCCACCACTAGAAGTTCCAAACGACTACACCCTAGACACACAATACACCATTGAAGTAGCCTTATAAAAGAGGTGAACCTGAAATGTTGACTCATAAAAGCATAATAACAGGCTACATAGCATACGCCTTGAAAACTCAAGACGGAAAAGAACTGCTGAGAGGAGCTAAACCCTTCGACTCGCTTCTAAGAAACTTCATTGTAATGCTTGAAACACTTTTCAAAGGAATGGACACAAAGTTTCCGCCACCATCCCCAAGCCAAATCCAAGACACGTCAGGAACATATAAATCCCTAACTTTTCCGCTTCCAGAAGGGCGATACGGCATACCTTTAGGCTGGAGGGTGGATGCAGAGGCAGGAGACATCCTTCAACTCCGAAACGAGCCTACAGACTGGGGCATAATGGTAGGCTACGGAGACTCACCTACAACAATAAACTTTTGGAAGCTTGAAAACCCATACCCACATGGAAGAGCAATAGGCTACATGAACTACCTAGGCACAAAAGTAACAGAGCCAACATTTGACGGCACATATGTTAAATTCACCATACAACGCCTCATCATAAACGAGGCAGACCAACCGCAATACGTAAAAGAAGTGGGGCTGATAGCACGAGAATACTACACTTGGACACGATTTCTAATAGCAAGAGACGTGATAACACCGCCAGTAACAATGCCGCCTAAAAGCCTACTCGAAGTAACCATAGTTCTGGCTGGAATAATGGCGCCATACAACATATTCTTCAGAAAAGACTACGCAGTAGGATATCAAACCTCGCAAAGGTCAGTAATCTAATGAGTGAAATCTTCACAGTACCCTTAAGAACCGCAAAGCCAAGAGAAACCGTGCTTCCAGAAGACCAAAACAACAAACTAGACGCCATCAAAGAACTGATAGACATCTCTAAAACAACATTCCACTATATAATAACATGGTTCATAGCGAAACTCTGAAATCTTAACAGGAAAAATCCACCATACCTCGCCAAACCATTAAAAAACAAGGTTTTAAGTACGGTTCAGCCTATGCCTTTTGCAGGCAGAGTTAACCTCAACAAAATAGACGTTTCCCCCTGCCAACTCAACGACACATCCGCACGCCAAACACTTCAACAAAGCCGAACACCATTCCCCCTTCACTTTCACGGTGTCAGTTAACTTTAACTTCTATAAGCCTGTTGACATGGGCTAACACATATGATGTCTGTTGCAAACTTTGCAATCCCCGCATTGTAAGCATATAGACTTTACGTGGCTTCTCACCGTTAAACTCCCATCTGCTCTGAATCAACCCTTGCCTCTCCAACTCACATAAAACTGGATAAACTGTGCTGGCGCCAAAATAAACACCGTACCTTCTACGGAGCAGACTTATCAATCCATACCCATGTATAGGCTGTTTACTTGCCTCTTGAAGCACTATGTGAGGCAATAAAGCCTTAACCACAGATTCTCTGAACTTTTTCATGTCACCACCGCTACCTTATATAGTAATAAACACGATATTAATAAACCTTTCGCAAATCGCAAGACTTAAGCTTATGAACTTTCCTCTGCATGTGTTGGTTTGGGGTAAGTTTTTTATTCTTTTCTTTCTTATGTTATGGTGGTTATGTGTATGTTGTGTCCTTTCCTGAGTATATGTAAGAGCAAGGTTAACTACGACCAATACACCAACGTATGCTCAAACATCGCCAAAGACGCCTACAAAGAATGCACAGAATACAAAAAACTAACATCCGAAGCCAAAACACCCCTAGACTGGTCACGCCTCACAACCATCCCCACAACCCCAACCTAA